GAAGAGTACGACGCCCTTGATTCGCAGCGTGTCAAACTTCTGGAAGAGTATGGTACACCAGTTGATGGTGTTGAAGGACAGTTCCAGTTTACTCCTGAAAACCAAGTTAAGTTCCAAGAGCAGTTTAACGACCTTCTTTCGGAGGATGTTGACCTCGACTGGCAGCCTATCAGCATCGATGACCTCGGTAGACAAACGAATCTATCCGTCAAGGAACTCAGTTCTATCGGATTCTTATTCCAAGAACTCGAAGACCTATACGAAGAGGCTGAAGAGCCAGCAGAAGCAACGGCGTGACTTTGGTATTCTGAGATGTAGATCTCACTTGGCGACTACATATATGTACAAGCGGAGGAGATCTCATGCCAATCACATCTAGAGATGGACTAAAAAATTATGCTCTTCGTAGATTGGGTCACCCTGTAGTAGAGGTGAACGTCGATGACCAACAAGTCGAAGACTTGATGGACGATGCAATCCAATACATGCAAGAATATCACTTCGATGGTGTTCAAAGGTTGTTCCTTACCCATACCATCACAGCAGAAGATTTTGCTAACCGTTACATCACAATCACGAACTCAAACATTGTAAGCGTATTGAAACTGTATCCAATTGGATTCCAGAGTCATGCCGCTAACATGTTTGATGTTCGTTATCAATTAGCCCTTAGCGATTTCTATGGACTTCATTCACTGGACCTTACCCACTGGACTATGGTTCAACAGCATTTGCGTTTACTACAGCAAATTCTAGAACCAGAAAAGAACGTCCGATTCAGTAGAGTTACAAACAGACTATACATTGATGCAGACTGGGATGAAGATCTCAAAACAGGAAACACAATTATCTTAGAGTGTTGGGGAGTTCTCGACCCAGAAACATACAATGAAGTCTATGACAACATTCTACTCAAGAGATATGTCACTGCTTTGCTGAAAAGGCAATGGGGTCAAAACCTATCTAAGTTTGATGGCATTCAATTGCCAGGTGGGGTCACCTTCAACGGTAAAGATATTTACACAGAAGGGGACGAAGAAGTCAAGAAGATCGAAGAGGAAATTCAAGACAAGTACGAACTACCAACAGACTTCTTCCACGGGTGATGACACATGGGTACAAATCCTTTCTTTTCCAGATACCAGTCAAGTGAGCAGAACCTCATAGAAGATCTTGTCGTTGAATCTATTAAGATTCACGGACATGACATGATCTATATTCTGAGGGAAACTGTAAACGTGGATGAGTTGTTTGGTGAGGACGTAAAGAACAAGTTTACAGACAGCCGTGAGATTGAGATGTACATCGATAGTGTCGATGGGTTCGATGGTGATGGTGACTTTGTTGCCAAGTTTGGTCTTGATATTCGAGACAGCATGTCTGTCGTGGTTTCAAAGAAGAGATGGAAAGAGGTC